ATCTATAGATAGACGTAGACCTTCTCGTGTAGCTTGATCCTTTAGGTCTCGTACAATGACTGACTGAGCAGCAGTAACCTCCGCTCTTAGCTTTCTAAACTCCCACTTGGAGTGTAGCTCTAAGATGTTATCGAAGTAGACACTAAGCTTATCTGTCTTGAACCTAGCAAGGTCCAGTACGTAAGTATGACCGTCAGGGTCCATACCAATCACAGCAATAGCCGAGTAGTCAGCTTTAGCGCGTAGACTGAATGCAAAGTCCATTGCAGCATATACGTTGAGAGGCTTGTCCATGTAGTACCAGGTACCGTTATTATACTTAACAAACTTCTGATCGTAGTACTGAAAGCGACTAGCATTGATACGGGCAGAGCCAGGATCGTTTGGATTGTTGTAGTACTGAGCAAAGAACTGCACGGTATCTGTGTACATTCCGCGTATGCGGCCTAGCTCCTTACGGTTAAAACCAAACTTCTTACCGTCGGCTCGTTCAGACCGAGGCCAAAGAAAGACACCATCAATCTCAACAACGTGTTCTTTAATATCCCACATAGGGACTTCATCTACGATATCATCCTCATCATTATAGATAGGCATCTTCTGTTCTTTCCAGATGTGATACTGATCTGATGGGTGGTAACGTGTACCACACGCTTTAATGATACCGCCTGTGTTTAGAATAGATACTACTTGTGACATAGCTGCTGCAGTCTTACGCCTACCATCTTCTGTGTAAGCATTGTCAGGAACTACTACGTCATCACCTACGATTACATCTGCGTGCCAACCAGTTGTGTTGGTAGTCAGACCAGCCGTAGCAATAGTCATGTCTCGAATACCTTCCGATACTCGCTTAGGGTGATCGACTGCAATAGCAGAAGCACTCCACTTATCTCGCTTACCTTCCTCTTTAGCCAGCATTTCAGGCCAGTATAGATCATAGGCCCTACTAGTCATCATGTTCTTAATAGAGTAGAGCTGGGCCTCAGCCAAGCCTGCTGTAGCAGACAGGTAAAGGATTGTTACTTCTGGATTCTTAGTTACCCACCACGCTACCCATACGGCAATGCAGTGTGACTTCATGTGTGCACGGGGCAATAGTAGTAGTTGGTTAGGATCTTCTCCATTCTGCAACCAACGAAACACATCCTTGTGGATCTCCCCATACAAATACTGAGGATTAACTAGACACGCAAACGTATATAGATCTTCCTCAGCAAGTGTTCGTATCTCTGCTATCTCTGCCAGGCGTTGCGCCTTGGCTGTATTGTTTCCTTTCGTAACTGGCTGCATATCACTGTAGACTCTTTAGTCGCTCTAGGTCAGAACTTACACGGTCGGCTATAGCATCGTTCTTGGCTCGTTCACCTTCCGCCTGCTGTTTAGTGGGGCGTCCTGCTAACTGCTTAGGCTTAAAGCCTTTCTCTGCTAAGAACCTAGCAGCAGCAAGTCGTCCTTTATTCTCGTAGTCTTGGGCTATCTCTGTGATCTGTAAGAGGCCAGTTGCTACCAACTTAACCTCCAGCTCTTCACGCCACTTAGCAATCTCACGACCGATAAGGGCATTACCACATAGTCGCTGCCAGTGCTCCCAGCCTCCAAGGAACTTGTTAGCAAAACGATATTCAGTGTAGTCCATCATGTCTAAGTACAGATGCTTGAGGGAAGGAACTCCTTTTGGGCTATCGTCTTTAAGGGTATACTGAATAAAGCGATCGTCTTGTGCTGTCTCAGGAAAGAGCCCCTGAGTTAACCAACGACCATTGCTGTCCTTGAATTTGCTGGGCTTCATATTAAATTGCCTTATGTGATCGAGTGATTACGTACCGGATATCATATACTTCACAAGCACCATCAGCTTCAATCCAAGTAGCAGCACCGTTAGCTTCCCAAGTACCTAGTGTGTAACCAGTAACTGTAAAGCTAACTGCTCGCTCAATACCAGCACCCTTAGGGAAGGAGAACTGACGCTGATACAAGGGGCCTTGACCACCACCGATATCAAACCAAATGTCAATGGTAGATGTACCAGCAGCCGTAGGCTTTGCTTTCATGTCACAGGTAATCGTGAGACCGTCGCCATTACGACCAGTGATTACAGTTCCATCGTAGAAGGATACAACGTCACTAGGCTTCTGGCTATCAATAGTATTACCAGCATTGTTAGGTAGCAGTACAGCTGTATCAGTAACTAGTACGAGAGGAGCAATAGAAGTAAGGACTGTGTCGGCATACTGAGCCCAGCCTGTGTGCTGGTAGTTCTCAATGAAGTTAGCGTTAATAGCATCTGCGGCATCTGACCACAGTGTTGTCTGTTCAATATTTGCTCTAGCCATAAATAGCCATCTCCGTATCTGGAATTAATTGGGTTGAAGGAGTGAGTCCGAATAGACTCTCACGATCACTAGTCTCTGCGAATGTTACTGTAATGCGGATGACTTGTGTTGTACCTGTATCGTTAGATATTACAAAGCTAGGTTCTAGCTCGTAGCCTGATATGATGGGTGTGTCTATAACGCGGAAGCCTGCTGCTATGATATTCCCTACGGGAGTAGCTGCGTATTGTACTTGTCCCTGTGTGGGACTGACATCTGTTGACTTCATGTTTGCATCATACGCAAGGAAGACTCCGTCTGGAGTGCCTGTCGCATGTTGATTGTAGCACAGGATTGTATAGTCACCGTTGGTGGTTACAGATCTTATTATTATGTCTGATGCGGGACTTATGTTAAGTGCTATCTTTGTTCCTGTAGCTATTGAGTAAGATCCTGAGATTGTATAGAGATCGGTATCTAGCCGATTCTCTCTGACATAGAATCTGTGCATCTCTCCATTAAGTGTACCCATAGGTAATGTCTCTTAAGTTCTATAGCAACAATCCACTTAAGTGGTTGGTGCGGGTAAGTGGTTAGTGCTGATAGTGGTTAGTGCGGATAAGTGTGTGTCTCTGGTACTACTTCCTACGGAAGCATGCCGAATCGTACTCCCCATCCCTTGGTAGGGTGGGTGGGATTAGAGTGTAGTATATTTATATTATTGTATTAGATCTAACACTACACTCCTCTCCTTAGAGAGGGTAAACACCTACATCAAGCACATACCTGCACCCCTCGTATCTATACATATATTTTCAATATATATAGCTATCCCCTCTTTCTATCTAATTTGATGTTGTTTTGTTTGGAACTCCTGAGGTCGTTCTTATTCTGTATCTGCACTGTAGTTACTGTAGCCGGTGTAGATGTCCAATGCTGCAAGAACATGTATATTATACCATATTTCAAAATCAATGTCAAGAAGTATATACCTATGTTGCAGTATAAGCAATGAAAGAGCTATGCTCGTTGCACTATATGCAATACTACTGTTGTGGATACCCCAACCATTGTTGCACTGTATGCAATACCAATCTCTACTCCGATGCAGTATATGAAATACCAATTAGCCATAATTTATATGAGATTTATTTAGGTTGCAGTGCAATAGAGAAAGTCAAGCCCTACCCCCCTGTACCCCTGTTCATCTATACAGCACTGGCTGCATGTACATGTACTGTTTCCCCATACAGCAAGACTGGTTGCCTGTACATAAAGACTGTTTGCATATACAGTACTGTTCATCCATACATGAATACTGGTCAGGCATCAGGTGTAGTTACATTGCTTTACAATACTATACACCCCATCACTCTGCACACCCCATTCCTGCTGGACCCGGCATGATCCTTGCTACTCACTTACACTCCCTTACATCTGTACTGCTAGTACAAGCTACACTCCTTGTCAACCATATACTTGTAACCATATGTATACCTACATCGCCTATAGCATACTAATGCATAGCTGTCTGTAACAATATGTAACCGATACAGTAGTCCTTATTCTCCTATGGCCGGTCAGTACCGGTTTAAATGAAACGGGTGCACGCGTATAACATATACCTTGCACTATTGTCAACTGTAAACGGGTGTTAGAATCACACGTTAATTAAATTAGTCTAAATTGCCGGTTGTTTACTATCTATCGGTCTATTAATTGGCATAGATTATAATTGTGACCTTTAGCGTCACCTTGTATGACAATATACGTCACTGTTATACTAACATGGTCACCCCTAAACTACTGTATATATATCCAGGTTTCTTCTAACTTGTTGATATCATTGATGTTTTTAAAGTTGGCAACGAATATGCAATGTATTACAATATACAAGGATGCATATATAGGACGGAAAAAGGGACGGAAAAAGAATCAGATAAAAACTTGCACACCGGGATTCACCAGCTAGACTTAAGGTAACACAAGGGAACAACGGCTAGCGACCACAACGCGATCCTCTGATCAATAGAATTGATCTAGTTCACGGGCAAATGAGTAGGCATCCGAACACCGTAAGGTTAGTAGGAAAGAGACTTTAGTAGAGACAGCGTGAATGAAACCGACCTGCAGTGACAGGTATCGGTCCCCGGCATCAACTGGTCTTCTGGGGAGTTAGGTTTACGGGATGGCTAACTACCATGGTCGCATATTTAACATAAGATAACAATCAAACACTAGTCTAGAATGCATAGTGTAAGAGGCTTCGAACTGCAGTTTGGTAAGAAGCTTCAAACATTGTGTTATGACAATTCGGACTTAAAACAGAGTACAGTTCGAGGGTATCCATGGGGTATCCTTTATAGTGTATTCCGCACTAACAGCCTAAGGGGCATCGACCATGAACACTACAACTTTCACTACTGCACTGCAAGCTTTTATATCCGCAACATCTACACAGCGTGATCAATTAGAAGTACTGATTTTAGCGGGGCTGGCACAAGTTATCGAGTCTGGTAACACTGTCTATCTAACAGCGGTAATGGATGCCTGTACTGGGGTGCGATCACTCCCGACTAATAAGGTCAAGGCCTATATCTTGGGGCATACAACTAACCTTAAGTATGGTAAAAATAAGGACGGCAACTTCGTGTTCAGTAAAGCGGTCAAGGGTACTGATATTGAAGTCACTGCACCAACTAGTGATGAGCGGTGGTACCTTGTCGAGAAAGAATCTAAGGCGGCGCCAGCGTTTGACGTTGAGGCGAAGATCAAAGCTATGGTAAAGACTATGAATAAGGCGGCGAAGGATGGCCTAATCTCTGAGGAACAAATGGCATTGGCGGGTCAATTGTGTGCACAGTTAAATGCATTGGTACCTGTAATTGAAGTAGCGAAGTAATCCGAATATACTATCACTGGGCCACAATGGCCCTACAATGAGGAATTCATCATGTATAGAAATCTAATACCTACAATCCGTAAGGGCACGTTCCTATTCTCACAAGCTTTCGTGGCAGAGCTATGCCTGTACCGGGCACAATATGAAGGCTTTAAAGTCACTAGGCGTACGTCTCCTAGCCATACAACCATTATTATCGAGGATAAGTGAATGAGCATTAAATTAATCGTCTGGTATGTATCTGAGAAGTCACGTCGCACCATTACTGTAACCAATGATCCTATAACAGGGGGCGTGCTAACTCATCAGGCAGCGAATCGCCTAGCTCGTGGTATGTATGACGGCATGAAAACTAAAGTTGTAACCGAATATCGAGAGGCTGCGCCATTTCGGTCCTATTGTGATAAAATGGCGGGTATGATCTAATGACTAGACTAGTGAGGGAAGGCTGGAGGATATGCAGAACATGCCGTGAAGCAATGCCACTGGTAGCCTTCACTGGTGATACTGATCTGTGCAACCATTGTGTGTCGGAATATAAGATGAGGGCTAGGACTAATAAACTAGCCTTTATGGCCTACAAGGGAGGCAAGTGCATTGTGTGTGGGTATAACAAATGTCCTGCAGCTATGCAGTTTCACCATGTCGACCCGAGTACTAAGTTGTTTGAGATAAAATCTAATAGGCCGTTTAAAACACAGAAGGCGGAGCTGGACAAGTGTGTCTTGCTCTGCGCTAATTGTCATAGAGAAGTACATGCTGGAGTAGTTACGTTATGAAAAAGCCAAGAGGAATAATCTTGTACGAAGGTCCGTCAAATTTGACTGGTGATCCTATCGTAGTGGTGGCTGTGCTTAAGTCAGGTAACCGTAAGACAGGCAACATGGTACAAACATACATAATTCGTAGTGATATGGACCCTGTAGCTGCGATCAAGCTAGTTGCAGATGATGCTGTGTGTGGTGGCTGTGCCTCACGTCAAAGCGTTGGTGGTCACTGCTACGTTAACGTAGGTCAGAGTGTACTGGCTGTCTATAAAGCTTACAAGCGTGGTAGCTATGTTGAGGCTAAGGGTGAGGCTCTTGAGTACCTCGTAGGACGTAGCATTCGTTTTGGTAGTTACGGTGATCCTGCGGCGGCACCTACCTTTGTTTGGAAAATGTTAGCAGGCTTGGCGTCGAATGTAACAGGCTATACCCACCAAGTGGCGCATAAGAGCTTCGATCGTGAGTTACTTAACTACTGCATGGTATCGGCTGATACACCTAGGGCAGCACTAGCTCAGCATGCTAAGGGTGTTCGTACATTCCGTGTTAAAACACCTGAGGGTAGCCTACTGCCTAATGAGTTAGAGTGTTTGGCTGAGTCAGAAGGCCTAACCTGCATCGAGTGTGGGGTCTGTAACGGTGGCGATGGTAAGAATGTTGCCATTAGTGTTCACGGTACGTTCGAGAATCGTTACATCGATCGGTATAGTAAGGCTAACATCATTGCGGTAGGGTAATACTATCACGACCAGCTCACGGCATACCGGTTGGGTGTGTCGCTTTAACTCAAAGAGGTCACGACCATGAGAAACAAGCTACTTGACGACATCACAGGCTATGAATTCAACTACCGTCCGGGTATCGCTCATAAGCACGAACCTGTAGGGCTGTGTTACAAGTACGATAGCACTAAGCCTAAGATGCCTCAGTCACAGGCTAAGGCCTTATTCGCACTGCACTTCCAAGATACAGTACAGCCCATCATCCAGAATCTAAGGGGAATCGTATGAAAGATTACATCAAGGCAGTACAGCTAGAGTTTGCCGAGTATGGATTCGCTGGCTGCCCACTAACTTCCGAAATGATTAGTTATCT